TGTATAAGAGACAGATTATAAGGTGTGATATAAAATGGTTAATGTTATGGTTAGTATAATAATATTTATCATTATATTTTTTGCAGTTTTAACTCTTGGTGTTGTTTTAGTTTATCTATATATCAAAGTATTAGCTAAGTTATTTGATTGGTTAGATAAGAAACTAGGCAAATAAGAAAAATATACTATGGGAGGTGGTGCTATATGTGAGAAAGCGTAATGAACATAAGTATTCAAGTATCATATATTGCTATGATATTGAAACATCATCCTTAATGTATGGTGAGGATGAACTTAAAGAGCATCTACAAAGCACTTATCTTCATGGCCTAGCTTCATTTGCTTATCGTCCTATACCTCACGCACCATTTAGTGACTTTGAGAATGAAATGGATTATAATTTCTTTAGAACTTATGATTCAATTTCTTCCGAATTTGAGAGAATCAATGAGGAAGCTAAGAATAATGATGAATACGTAAAAATCTTTGTGCATAACTTGAGCTATGAATTTGAAGCAATGATGCGTAACATAAATTTCTGCATTAAGAACTTTAATCCTAAACGTTTTATTGCAGTTGCTCCGCACCAACCATTAGTAGCAGCTTTTGACCATCTTGAATTTTATGACAGCTTTAAGATTCTTTCCTGTAAAAGTCTTGAGCTTATAGGTACAGAGCTTGGAGTTCCTAAACTTAAAGAAGTCAAAGGTGGTTATGACCAAAAATATTATTGGTGGTCAGATTTACCTGATTCTGAATACATTTATAATGAACGTGACTGCAAGCTAGTTTTGTATGCACTATGTAGATACATGGCTAACTTCACTAAAGTTGATAATGTATCAGATATTGGAGTATCTAACACATCAATGATTAAGCGTGAAACAAGGCTTAACAGAAATATTGCTACAGATAAAGAAGTTCATACTGCACAATTTACAGCGGCGATAGAACTTAAGAACAATGAACCATTTATGGAGTTCTTTCAAAACTGTCTTGCAGGTGGTTATACCCATGCTAATCCTTATGCAGTGGGTAAAATATTTAAGAATGTATGGTGCTTTGATGCAAGTTCTATGCACCCATCAGCAATGTATGGTAGGAAATTCCCTTATAAATGGAAAAAGGAGGTTAATCCTAATGAATGTTATCAAAATTTCCAGTCTGCAAACTATGAGTTCTTATCTGGCTGCGAAAGCGGCGCTAACTCAGGGTTCTTCGATTATCCCGACCAGCGGATTGAGTTATATGGATGTAAAGATGTTAAATTCTATTCAGTCCTCCAAGCTGCATACCGTGAATCAATCTTGTTTGAAAGGCCAATAAAATATAACTTCATGGCTAATGTTACCTTTTATAATATTAACGCTAAGGATTTTGGTAACTGTATTTACAGCTATATCAGTACATCCAAATGTACAAATGTTAAAAATGGTAACTTCGACAATGGTAAAGTAGTCAAAGCAGATGAACTTACATTTCATGGCTGCGATATTGACTTTATGTTAATTCAAATGCTTTATGATTATAGTAGTTCAGAATGTGATGAACTTTATTATGCAACAGCCCACAAGTTTATTAACAAGCCTTTACGCAATACAGTTAAATATTATGCACGCCAGAAAACAGGATTCAAAAAACTTGAGCATAAAGTTGCTGACCATGTAGAAACGTTAAACGATTTTACATTTGAGGGATTGAAGCTTTATGATGATTCTGTAGCACAAGAAATTATGAATACCCATAACAAAGATTTAGTCCACTTCGCCTTAATGGCAAGTAAAGGTGGATTGAATGGTCAGTATGGATGTTCAGCAATGAAGCCATTACGGCAGGAAGTTGGTGTGCAGGGGGAAGGTGATAAATTTGAATGGATTCCAACTGGGGTCAAGTTTCTTAAATCCAGAAATTCCCTAAATATTTTTACAGATGGTTTATACACAGTTGCTTACAGTAGATTGCACCTTATTTGCTTTATGCTCTATCTAGTATTAAGCCAAGGCATTGAACCTCTCTATCACGATACAGACAGCGGTTATTTTGTTGGCTACAATGAGAATGTTCAAAAAGCCATTGACAGATTCAATGAGAATATTCTCAATAACAGCGAGAATAAAGATTGTTACAATTTTGGCATTATGGACTTTGATGGTCATTATGAGGATTTTGTAACATGGGGAAGTAAATGCTATTGTGCAACATACTTAGATGCAGATAAGCACTTAAAAGTTAAGGCTACTGTAGCAGGTGCAAGTAAGAAACAGCTTTCTGAATTGTTTACACAAATAGTAAACGATGAAGATTTTGAGTACCTAGTCAATGAATATTTTCGTCCTAATATCAGTTATGATGAATCCATAAACAAGAAGCTTATCCGTAAAACTCCGGGAACACATATCATTGGAGATTTTACAGATGACAATGGAGAAACTGACCACTTAGATGAATATTCTGTAACTGTACTAGAACCTTGTGGTTATACATTGCGCTCAACAAATAGTCCTGTTAATAGAATGTATTATTCATTCTGTTATTCATTACGCGGAGAATCGTATATAGACTATTTGCCCGAAGTTGTTAGCATAAACCACGATGAAAATGGTAAGGAACTTTATGGAACTTATCATAAAGTACAATCCAACAAGGAATACGCTATGTTAATTGATGGCAATCCTGCAAGTATATTCCAGTGGGAATGGAGTGATAGGAGATGATTTAATGAAAGAAAAAGATTCCTACAGAATCAGTAGAAGAGCTACATGTCCTTATTATATTTCTCATACAACAAATTACATTCGTTGTGAGGGTATGAGAGTGTCACGCCAAGAGTACAACCTTAAAACCGATTGTTGTGGCCAGTATAAAAACTGTCCTCAATATAAATTTCTTACTTATCATTATTTAACAAAGGAGAACTAACTATGTACACCAACAAGAAAGCATCCGCTAAGGCCACCAATTCTGCTAAGTCTGCTTCCTCCGTCATCACTGATATTCGTATCTTCCCTATCAATAACAAGAAGTCTAATTGCTGTGCTATGGTTTCTGTTACACTTGCAAATGTGTTCTGCATTTCTGGCATTAAAATTATGGACGGCAGCAAGGGTCTGTTTGTTGCAATGCCCAGTGCAAAGAATAAGAAAGATGAATGGCATGATATTTGCTACCCCATCACTAAGGAATTTCGTAAAGTTTTGAGCGATTCTATTCTTAACGCTTTTGATGCCTTGCAGGAAGATGAAGATGAAGATGAAGATGACGAAAGTGAGGATGACTGACAAGCTACCTAATGAATTGCCGCCAGACATTGACGATGATTTGCCATTCTAATTAAATAAAGAGCACCCCTAAGTGGATAACCACCTAGGGGTGTTTTTATTAGTTAGCTAATATTAGGACGAAGAACCTTAATAGCAGTCATGCCATTGTGGTTATCCCAGCGAGGATAATCCATAGGAGTGCCATCTTCATTTCTAATACGGTCAAGAATTACAGGAGAAATACCAGACTGGAATCCAGACAAGCTAACAGTGAATTCGGTTGAAGCATGGCGCTTGCAGTACAGGATAACAGCTTTAAAATCCTTAGAATAATATAACTTATCTTCGCTGTCAATAACATCCCAAGTAACTGTCTTGCTTGTACCAGCAGACGCATTAAAAATTGATTGACTAAGTTTACGGTTGTCAAATGCAGTAATATTAAGCGATGTATCTGTTTCGTTTTTTGTAATATAGATTTTATAATCAACGTTAGTTCCGTCAGTGAGGTGGATACAACCCTGTGAGGTATTCGTATCAACTGGAATATATGCAAATGCCTTATACTGGTATGGGTCTCCACTTGTTGACTGCCCCACAACTGTGTATTGCATCTGATTAGTGATAGCCAAATCAATACAACGGTGTTCGCCAGCTTCACAAATATACTGACCACGTTTATCATCATTATCAAAGATATATTCACGCTTAGTATAAATGTAAACATCATCAAGCTTACATACAGCATTGGTAACAGGATAAGTACCAGTTGACTGAATGGTTGTGCTAACTTTAGCAGAGCGGTTAATAATGCCACCATTAACAATGAACTGAGGATTAGGACTACTACCAATCAGAGCAACAGCTGCATAGCCAGTTTCAGTGGTAGCAGTTCCATCATCGCAGGTATAAATCAGATTGTTAATGTAAGCTGCTGCCTTACCAGGGCCGTCAAATACAAAACCATATCGGCAAGTATCTGCATAAAAGTTAGTAACATGAATATCATTGTTAGTAACCTTGCAGGCGATTGAGTTATTCCACCAAGTATTAGCGTTAGCACCACCTGTACCGCCAGATGGAATACCAGTATAGCTAGTCCAGTTGCAACCATATACATCAGTACGGCAGTCAAAACCAACTTGACACACCATATTAACAAGGTTATTACATTCACAGTCGGGAGCTTTATTGCCCCAGAAAAATGCAACAGAACCAGTCCAGCGTTCAACCGGAGTATTGTCGCTAAATCCCCACACCATTACATTATCCATGTAGCAGTAGCGGTTCAGAGTGCTATTGTTGGGCTGCAAGTAAACACCATAGGACTTAACCTTATTGATACTTACATTGTAAATGCTGTTATCAGTGTACTTATTGGTAGTAAATACAATGCCGCCAATCATACCATTACAAGTAATATCTAAATTAGCAATAACAATATTACCAGTTACGTCATCACCCGATACAGTAATAACGCCCTGACTACCAAAAGAAGTCGGATTAGCAGTATACTGCAAGATAGTATCACTTGTACCACGCGCAGGGTCACGAGAAGAACCAGCACCATACAAGCTATGTTTCAGCTGCAAAGGTGCGCTAATCTTATAAGTACCAGCGGGAATAAACAGAGGTTCATTCTTAGTGTGAGTGTTAATGGTAGCAGTAATATCATCAGTACCATCTTTTTTCAACGTCTGATATTTTTCAATGCTAACAGGGGATGGCTCAACAAAACTAGGAATTTTACCAGTGCGACTTACAAGAAACTTAGTGTCATTGTTGTCAGAGCCTGTCAGCATTTTGACGTATGCATAATTATCATCAATATTAACAGGGCGTAACGACCTGAACTGCGGTGTACCAGAAATAGCTACAGGAATATTACGGAGAGTTGTACCGATACTAATTTGGTTGTTACTTGCGTAAAATGCAACGAACCCGTTTTGGCTAAGGCCGAGATTACCGGTACTAGACACCGACAGACTTCCGACTGTCTGGTTATAGTTGCCGTTAACCGTCTGCTCAAGATTGCCGGTGGTATCTTTATCAATCTTCTTAGCGACATCAGTACGAGCTTGGGTATCTTGTACATCATAAACGGAATTATCAATCTTAAATTTGTCAACAACAGGATTTGCCAATTTAAGTCACCCTTTCTATCAAGAAGTCGTATGAGTATTAGTGGTAACAACTTTAATAGTGGTATCGGCAGAACTATAAGTAACAGTAACACGAGGGAGTTGCTCAAGCGCAGTAGCTTTATTAAGTGCATTAGTTGCGTTAGTAGATGCAGTATTAGCAGTAGTTTTAGCAGCGCTTGCATCTTTTGCAGCAGCATCAGCAGTAGACTTAGCAGTGTTGGCAGTAGTGGTAGCACTATTAGCTTTATTAACTGCATTAGTTGCATTAGTGGATGCAGTGTCAGCAGTAGACTTAGCAGAATCAGCAGTAGACTTAGCAGTGTTAGCTGTAGACTTAGCACTAGCTGCATCAGTACGTGCAACAGAGTCTTTAATTTCACAGATAGTACCATCAACATTGATTTGCGTTACAAAATTAGTAGTAGGCATATTTTACTCCTTTATCAAACAGTATGAGTGCCAGCAGTAATACTAATCGTTTCAGTATCTTGCGTATAGGCAACTTCAACACGAGAAAGCTTTTCCAGTTCAGTAACTTTGTTAAGAGCGTTAGTAGCATTAGTGCTTGCTGTATTAGCAGTAGTACGAGCTTCACTGTCTTTAACAATTACTTCTTGGTCGTTAAGGTTGAACTTAGATACATAATTACTTGACATAATATCACCTATCCTTATTTTCCAACAATTTTGATAGTTTCCACAGAAGCATCATAGATATGAATATCTCCACCTGTAACTATAGTACCATTATTAGGATTAAAGAAACCAAAAGAGATAGAAGTATCATCTTCATTATACTTGGCAACTTTTAACGATAGAATATAATGCAAACGTTCAGCAATTGTGGTCTTAGCACAGTTGGTGCCCTCAATATACAGTGTACCTGCATCCATAGGCTTAAGAATTACATACAAATCATTATTAAGCCAAACAAGGTCGTTAATATTACGATTAGCACTTGCAGTAGTTTTTAACTTTTCATCAACGGGAGTGATAGCAAGCTTAACACTTCCCCAGAGTTCAGAGAAGTTACCAATCTTAGTCCAGTAATCTTCATTATCAATATCAATGCCAATAGGTACAGGCTGAGTGCTTAAATATCCGTCACCATTGACAGTGACAACAACCGTGTTACGAGGATACTGTTTGGTAATATCCCACTGAATAGGGTCTGCATAACTAATGGAACTGGTTTCAATGTACTGCTGCATTACTTCGATAACCTTAGATACCATTTCATAGTAACTAATGCTATCATCATAGGCAACAGGAATTACAGAACGGAAAAGTTTATCCAAAGGATTGTACTTCAAACCTAATCACCTCTTTACCATAAACGCATAAACAGAACTTCCATATCTCTATATAAACAATTATAGATATTCGTGTTTTCTTTCATATAATCGTTCATAATAGATACAAGAGAGCGGCCACGATAACCTTTTTCTACATGGTCAAGAACGCGATGTTCATTGCCATCACGATTTTCTTTTGTATTGTTTTTATCATCCTGAGTGGTATTGCTATTACTGTTAGAGCTTGCATTAGAGTTAAAACCATTGGTAGAACTTGCCTTACTATGGTCAGCATCAGACATATACTTACCAGCAAGAAAATTATCAAGACTACCCTGTGGAGTATCAGTATGAGTATTGGTATTCTCTCCATTGCTGTTAGAATTGGAAGTATAATTGGAATTGTTTGTGCCGCCAATATTGACCTTACTATTCTTGGTTCTATCCTCTGTATTTACATCATGATGTTCAGTATTTTCATCACTGGTAATTGAAAAGTCATCAGTTAAGAACATTTCATACTGTTTATCAAGTGCTTCAAATAGAGGATTGTAATAAGGCATGTGGCTGTTCATCCAGTCATCCAGACGCAGCTGCCAAAGGCCGAAAGTTTCAGAACCAATTTCATTTGTATAGAAATGCTTAAGAATATTGGTTTCAAGCTCTTTGCGCTTGTTTTCATTCCAGATAGGATAACTAAAATTAAAGATTTTAGGACGAGCACGCTCAATAATTTCTGTATAAGAAATATTGGTGTAAGGTTCAACAATACCTGCTTTTGATTCACAGATAAAGCGTACTTGAGTTGTATATTTACTCATTGTCCTTATCACCATCCTCAATATTAGTATCGCTTAAATTCTCTTCATCTTCGCGTCCTTCCATAATCTTAGTTAATTCAAGCTGGGAACGCATAGACACAGATATATTAGTGCCAAAGAGCCTATTATAATCCTTACAGAATTTCTGGCGAGAATACAATGGAGAAAGGCGGTCTGCTTCTACCTGACCTAATGTCATTTGAACTTCAGTAGTAAACTGCCGCTCTGCTTTCATATTGTAGTTACTCTCAATACCTAAATAGGTAAGAGCTTCTGCAAGAGTTTCTTTTTTCTGTTGCTCTAACTGCAATCCAATGTACTGAACATCTAAATCAAGAACACCAATCATGTTCTTAATATCATCAGTAGAGGGATTGCCTTTAAGATACAGCCAAGGGTCGTATTTATCTTGCTGATAAACCAAGTTCTGTACAGAAAGTTTTGTATTCTCATTTGCATAAGCAATTCGTGGAGTTTTCTGTGCAGCAAGGTTTAAGTCAATCGTTCTGTCTATATTGGTAAGACGTTGTGCAAACTGTTTAATGACAATAGCATCAGGGGAGCGGCGCATATTACACCAAAGGTAAGCACAGTTTTGTTTATTAAGGCCAGTTTTCTGATAATTAGAATTGTAGCCATAAGCACGAAGATATTTAGGGTCGCCAATAATGTCAAAGTTATCACTGGGCATAGCAGGAAGAATTAAGTTGCCCATAACAGGGTCATGATAACCAGCCATTAAAGGTTGCCAGAACAAAAACTGTTCAATGAATCGTTCATCTAAGAAAGGAGAATCGTCAAGCCCTTCCCATTTGAATCTTGCAAGTGCTACATCATACAGACGATTAAACCAGTTAGCATAAGTTGCAACCGTTAAGTCATATGAATCAATCCAAGGTGGCTGTGGTTTTTGTGAACGTTTACTCATTTACTCACCTACTTCTGGAATACGTTTATAGATAGAATTGTCTGCTTCATAATTTCCAACAATACCGGGATTATGCCAGAATGTAACACCACGATTAAAGATGTCATTAATCATTGTAGAAACATCCGCAGGAACATCACCTAAGCAACAGCAGTTTTGCGTTTTAACATAATTCCAGTTTCTTCGAGAGTCAATGTTAGGAACCTGAACTTGGTGAATGGGATAGCCAAACATAGTCCAGTAGTCATCAATAACTTTTGCAAATTCTTTAGTAACATGATGATAACTAGCCATAGCATATGGCGCACTTGCATCCTTTGTTGGTAAAATACCAGCATCAGTAAAACGGAAATAAGGACTTACAGAGCCGTGGCTTTGTGGTGGCAATCTGTCCATGTCATCACGTTTTGCAAGCGTGCCAGCAATGTTAAGCATTTGATTTGCTAAGCCTTCAATAGCTCCATAAGTATTATCAGGGAAAAGAGAAGGATGTTTACCGCTCATAGCCTGAGCATCCTTTGCTGGGGCAGTAAGCAGGTTAATACCAGCAAACATTGTACCAGCTACCAAACCTGCATTTTCAACGGCCATGGAACTAGAGTTCTGTGCTACATATACCTTATAAATATCAGTGTTATAAGCACAAGTAGGCCAATTGCTAATTGCAAACACATCATCCTGATTATAACCAGTAGAGCCTTTATAATCCTCTGCTGCAAACATTGCTGTAGTCTGACCAGCATTTGACATTACATTGTATCCAATATGCAGACTTTTCTTTCTATCTCCAAGTTCAAAACGAAAAACGTGGTTATCGCCTTGTGTAGAATAATAACGGAGATAAAAATAAGGATATGTGAAAAGCTTATTATTCTTAGGAACATAACCATCTACATTATTAGGAACTACAAAAGTCTTATCATACTTACCAGTATCAAAGGTAAGAGGAACCATATAAATTCCCAAAATACCGTCAGGAGCTTGCCCTGCTTCTACAGCCTTAGCAATAAAGTCATTAGCAGATTCAGCTGTAGTAAAAAAGTTTTCTTTACAGCCAGAATAAATTCCAAATCGTAAAGAACCGGATGCAGGTGGAGAGTCTTTTTCAGGCTTATCAAAGGTTGTAACAATGCAGATACGCTTATCAAAGTCAATGTACTGTTGAATATCGTCAATATATGGGCCTGTATCTAGTTCATCATTGATGATATTATCGCCAATTTCGTCTGTGTTTGTATGAGAACGCTCGATAAAACAAGGTTGTAAAGTTACCTGATTAAACCAAGTATGCATAACGTCAACAGTAAAATAAATTCTGCTGGTTTCGTTTGCAACATATTCTACCTTATCAATAAAGGCATAATACCATTTATCTGAAAAGTCTGCGTTCTGAAATACGATATAATTACATGGTTCAATCGTTTCAGCATTAACACCAACAGAGAGATAATGCTCTAACCGCTGATAAGTATAATTGGTAAGATGAAGAACGGATTTAGAAGTGAAATAAGCAAAACGTGAAGAATCAGACTGAAACCTAAGCACATGATTATAGGTTTTATCTGTAGGGATACCCTTACAGATATAAAGTTGCATATTGGGCATGTTCTTGCTCCTTTCAAAATCTGTAGGGTGGTTTACACATCATCCAAATTGGAAGTTTACGTTTAACTGTAGGAGTAGGACTTGGGCCGGGTGGTGTTGGCGGTTCAGGTGGTGTTGGTGGATTTGTAGCATCCCATTCAACATCCCATGTACCTACTTCATTAGGAATACCAAGAATAGCAGATGGGTCAGTTCTGTAAGCTGTGCCATAACCGCCTATCCAGTATTCCCAATGCGTATGAATACCAGTAACATTACCTGTTCGTCCTTGCTCACCAATATATTGACCGCGAGTAATTGTTTCACCAACATTATGAATTTGACTAGTAAAATGAGCTGCAAGCCAATAGCTATTATCGCTCATTTTAACTACAATGTAGTTGCCCCAAGAATCGTTACCAGTCGTGCCGCCTTGCCAAGTATGGGCTGTTTCAACCGTACCTGCCATTGGTGCATAAGATTGATGATTTGTATGAACCGTGTCAATACCACCATGAACTGAACCATCAGAATAATGTGGATAACCTGCTGAAACTCTAATTGTACTTTGGTCAGTAATACACTGTTTATAGGTAGCCATAGAGATACGCGTGATAACGTATGCGCGTCCCACGTTCTTAGGAGGATAAGCCTACATGCTTAAGAAAATGTCAATTATCAAGCCTTGGTAGTAAACTGCACAGCGTTTGCAAACGGAGATGCAGAATAGATACGCCAGATATGATGGAAGTAGTTCCAATCTAGAGTAGAGCCAAGGTCAGTTTCACGCATGGTATTCAGCTTAGTATAAATCTGGAAGAAGTCACGGTCAACCATAAGTGCCTGAATAGCGGTCATATCTTCATCGTTAGGAGTAACGTGAGTATAGGTCTTATCGCCACCAGTTGCAACAGTTACAGAACTAGAGCCAGTGGGGTCATTACCAGTAAGCAGATGTTCCAAGCGTTCAACTTCATACTCATTAAGAGCAAAACTATCAACTTCCAGACGGTGCCCCATAAAATCTGCCTTATCCATGTTAAATGCACTTGCCAAAACATCAACATCAATAGAAGCAGAAATATCAACAGGAACAATAGTATACAGACGTTCAGCCGGAGTGTTCATAGGAATACCAGCAGCGTTATATTCCTTAGAAATGAACTTCATCTTGCCGTAAATCTGGCGGAACTTCTTAACCAGGGTCTTGCCAGAAGCTTCATCAGTAACAGCAGAAACAGTTACTTTCTTAAGCTTATCGTTCTTTACCAACTGATACAGCAGATACTTCTTCATGATAAAAGCATCCAGCTCAGCAGGCTTATAAATCTGGTCGATGACGTTCTGCACAAAAGCAGACAAGTTAGCTTCACTCATGAAAGCAGTTTCCAGAGCTTCACGATTGACAGTTACTTTGTACTTAATACGAGAGTTCACAGCATGGTAAGCAGTGTAAACCTCAGCAGGGTCACTACCAAATTCAGCTTTCATAACTTCGTCATTAGTAGCACGGTCAGCAGAGAAGTAAGGGGTTGCTTTCTGCATCATTACATAAATTTCCTGAACAGTAGCACCAGTGCTAAGAACACCCTTATCAAAAACCTGCCAAGGGTCTTCAAAAGAAATGTAACGCATAACGGTCAGGCCAATACGGTCAACCAGAGCATTACAGAAATAGTTCAGACGCGGTTCATAAGAATTGATAAACGACCATGCAGATTTAATAGATTCAGTGGTATTCTCAATCTTAGGAGCACCACCAAAAGTAGCATCACTACCAAATACAGCGTTAATAATACCAACAGCAGCAGAAGCCATAATTTAATTACCTACCTTTCTTAATAGTTGCACTCAATATCCAGAGTGCCATAAAATCATCAACCCTTAAATGTCTTTAAGTAAATACATGCCATAATACCAACGTTCACCATTATTAAGCTCAGGAATATCAACGTTCTCACGAGCAGTCAAGTAACCGGGCTTCATAGTTACAGGCACAATAGCATTATCGTTCAAGTAATTCATGTTAGTCATAAGCAAATAATTCTCATAGTGATATACACGTTTTCTAATCTCCCACGGAACATTAAATACTAGGCCATCAAAAAAGGAACCATTATAGTGATAATGAATAAACAACATATTCCCAATGACTGTGTAATTTTGATCATTGTAACTAAAAGGTCTACTCATAATCTCACCTCACTTTCTACCAAACATTTTCTTCACAAATGACTGTGCAGCTTCATCAATAGTGATTGTATTACCATTAGGTTTCTGATATTCTTCATTAGGCTTATTGTCATCATTCAGAAATGCTTTAACATAATCTTTGCGAAGATTGTCATAAGCTTCATGCCAGTTAGATGCACCATCTGGACAACCACTGGTAAACTGTTCTGCTTCATTACGACATTCATCAAATTCGTCCAGCACACCAGCAATCAGAGTTCCCTGTTCATCAGGTTTAGCATCGACAAAGCCACCAAGCATTGCAGAAATTTCATCACGCGTTTTCATTATTTATTACTCCGTTCATAAGTAAGTTTAAGATTCTCACAGAGAGCGATAATTGCTTGCATATCAACGCCAGTTGCATGAATCTTAATAAAATCACCTTTAGTAGATTCTCTGGGAACCGAAGTATAACTACCAAGATGTTTCATTACTGTCTGTGTTGCACAAATGAAATTATTATCCAACCAGTTCAAAGGATTAACACGACAATCATGATAAATTACTTCAAAGTGAAGGTGTGCACCATAGCAATTACCAGTTGCGCCAGAATACCCAATAAGCTGACCCTCGTAAACGTGTTGACCGTTTTTGACGAAATACTCTTTAAGGTGCGCATAGCGTGTTTCCAGCTTAGAACCATTATAATTGTTATGCCTAATTCTAACCATGTTGCCATAAGACTGCATCCCAGATTTGGTTCTACCATCCCAGCTCTGTACCTGATTTACTACACCATCCTCAGCTGCATAAACAGGTGTGCAGGGAGCTGCACGCAGGTCAATAGCATGGTGGGAAGAACCGTCATTGTAAGTCCAGCCAGCTGTGATAATGTGCTTCTCTAAAGGCCAACAGAAAAGGACATCACCGTTTGCTTTCCTCATTTTCTTCATCTCCTTTAAGTTTTTGCAGATAGGGCTTAAACAAAGCAGAAAGTTCAGGATTTACAGCACACATATTCTCCATAATGCTGATAAATTCCATAATGCAAATATAAGTAACCACGGAACCTACAAGGGGAATTTGGACACCAAGTTCAATATATTGCATTGCGTATTCGATACCATAAGAGCCTACCACTGCAAGAATCTCCATGCACTTGTGATAGCCACCCTCACGCATGATAGTGGAATTATAAGAACCATCGTGCTTTGCTTTAATCAGCCCTGTTAGAATGTCAAATGCAATAAACCCAAGAACAATGACAAAGGGCATAAACTCAACTCCTAACATTATACACCTACAATCTTCAAAATGTCCATCAGGTATCTCCTAATTATCTCATCTTCACAGTAAAGACCTCCTAACCGATATTGTTTAATTATATATAATAACCAGTTAGGGCGTGGAGTACGTGCAATCAAAATGGTGTTATAATCATGGTCATCATTTGTCAACGCATAAATCACGCCGCTACCCGGACTGTATTTCCTAGAAAGATAACATTTACCGGAAGAGAAGTCTACCCATAATCCTAAATAATCATCATGAATCTTAAAACCAAACTGATATTTAGCTTCAGGAGTTTTCTTAGCAATACCGACTACACTATCAAGATAAAATTCGTTGTGAACGGCATATTTACCAAACTTGCTACCTTTCATCAAACGGCCAAAGTCAGTTTTCTCTTTTGCTTCAATGTACTCTTCATTGTTAGCAATTTGGATTAAGACTAAGCCATCTCTAGTTGTAGCAATTTGCTTTTTGTTAATTGGCTTTTTAATATCGAATTCCGTGAAATATGGGTTTGCCCATGTAACAGCGTTACCAAAGAAGAATACAACCACTCTGCGCATACGAGCAATAGTTTCGTATAGTTCACAGAAAAACGTAACTTCATCCTTAAGATAACCATGATGGGTTTCGTCCATGGAAATAAACTCATCAAAGCAGATTTTATTAACGAGAGGAAGTTCTTCAGATTTAGCGGAAGAAATATATCTGGTTTGGCCAGCAAGCTTACCGTCTATATAGTAAGCACCTTCAGGCGTTCCCTTTAACTCATGGTCTGGAAATTCATGAGCAACAGCTGCCCAGAAATTTTCTTTGGCTTTCTTATTCATTTCGGTTTTATA